TTAATATCTTCCTTTATTTCTGCCAATGGCATCTGCTCCAATGTTTCAAATGGAATCCCATTGAACACCGATAATTTAAGTAATGCCCTTGTTAATTCGGGTGCAGGTTCATTGTCGATTGACTTATCTTCATCAATTGCTTTTATCTCAATCAGTTGAGAGATTGTTACCTCGCTATAATCCTTTGGAAGTTTTCCCATACAATTTAAAGTGCTATTGTGTTTGTTTTTGTTGTTATCGTAAAGTGAATCCCATTCCTTTAAGTTTAAAACTTTTGAATGATTGATATGCAATGGCTGTTGACATCACAATATCATCATGGAATCCTGATGGCGCAGAATACTTAACTGACCTTGTCTTTGGATTGTACTCGTAAGTGAATAAGTTAAATTCCTTTTTGATTTCAGGATCAGACAAAATTGTAAACTCTTTGTTTTGATTTGCTACCATCAGTTGCTCTATCATATCTTGCTTTGACTTTGATGTCGTGACAAATGGCTCAATGTAGATTACACCTTTTAATTCTTCCTGAAGCATTTCAAACACCGCATCACCTACGGAGTTTATCTCGACATACGTTTCAGGTCGATAGTCCTTTAATCGTTCTGCTACTATTTTAACTATTGATGACCATTGCATTTGTCTCCAGCGTTCGCATAATACCATTTGACCACGTTCGTTGAAGATAGTAAGCACTGTGTAATCCTCTGCTCTACCGACATCTATACCTGCAAAGTATCGTGATGTCTTATCCGGTTGATCGTTAATAGTTAAATCAGGAAACAACGAAGCACCACCATCAATAAACTCTGCCATGTACTCTTGACGGAACACATGATCAGGAAGCGTTAAACGTGCATCATCAATCTCCGATGGGTTTATTATTGGATTATCGTATGAAGTCATTGTAAATGACTTGTATTGCGGATTTACGCCATCTAATTGATGCAGATTAAAGAAATGATTCTTACCTTTTGGAGTTGAGATTAGCAAAACTTTTTTACCATGCACAAGGACAGTTGCCCTTAATACTTCAGTCCATGCCTCTTCTTCAATAAAGGCAAACTCATCGCAAACTAAATAATCAAAAGTAAAACCACGCAGATTGTCGTATCGTTCAGCAGAAAAGAATTGAATAGTTGAGCCAGTTAATAGTTTAAAGAATAAATCAGCTTTGTTTCTTTCTGCACAAATAGGTGTTTTGTAAATGGCAGTATCAATATCATCAAAAACTTTTTTAGCTTGTTTGTAGATAGGTGACACCCACGCAATCTTTACACCTTTGTTCTGTAATCCCCAATAAAGCATTTGATTGACAGCAAGTAAAGATTTACCAAACTGCCGACCAATGTTTAAAACATAATACTTAAAAGGTTCATTCAGTATTGCTTGGTGTATCTTCTCCTGCCCCTTGTGAGGTGTGTAAAGTGTTATTTCCAAAGTTAACTGTTATATTCCCAGTGTGATTGACATTAGCATCAACCTTATCATTATTTTCTCTTACTATCTTATCCATCCATTCATCCTTGAATCTGTTTTTCATGTTGAAAATCCAAACAGTTGCGTTGAATCGTTTACCAACCATCAAACCTTTTTTGCCTTTCTCTTCCCAAAATAATCGATTGCCTCTGAACGCTTGTTCTATTAACTTTTTTTCGGTCTGCAAGTCATCTACATATTTCTTTAAATGCGATTCAATAGTACGATAATCACAAGGTACAAAAGCTTCTTTGCTGTATCCTTCTTCAATGTGCTTAACGTATTGTCTAATAAGCAGTTTCATCTCATCGAGTGAGTATTCGTTGTAATTATTATCAAGTGGTGCAGCCATTACTTATTGATTTTCTTTATTGTAAAAGTTTTCTTTTGAGCGTTCATATTGTTTCTCCAAGTTTCATAACATATTGCTGCTGCTTGGTCTTGTGGTTTGCCTTCGGATATAAGTTTACCGATGCACTCGGATATGTATTCGTTTTCTGTTTGACCGGATGAAGGTTCAGGTATTGGCATAGTGTTTTAAATAAAGTGCTATAAAGATATGATTTGTTTCTTTAATTATTTTAAAGTTTTGTAAATTGTAAATTGTAAATGTCTTTTTCAAACTACTAGAATTTATTTTTACAAAAAAAAAATCTCAAAAGTTTTTCCTGTTTTACGATTTACAATTTACAAAGTTACTATTATTAATATATATATTATTGATTATTAATATATTATATATAAATATATATTGTAAATCTCTTTGTAAATCTCTTGTAAATGTAAATCGCATTTAAAAAGGTAATATATCATCAATTTCTTTAACTTCCTCAATTACAATACGTTCCGATTTTCTTACAAATAAATACGGCTTTCCAGTTGCTTGGTCAAGTTCAAATTTTCCAAAACGATAATATCGCTTCATATTTTGAGGTTCAAGCTTCATTTCCTCACGTAACACTTTGGCAATGTATGAGATAGATATATTTGAATTTCTTAAAAACCATTCTTCCTTAATATCTTTCGGTGTTGCTTCAAAAGAATCTATATTTTTGTTAAAAAATACGTCATCTATCAGATACTCAATGTCTTTGCGTATTGATGACTTTGATTCCTCTTTTACGTGCTGAAGTGAAGAAGTTTTGATTTGATCGGCAGTAAATACCATTCTTGAGCGTGTAAAGTCAATATCTGGCATCAGTTGTAGATACTTTAATAGTTTAGAAATTTCGTTGTAAAGGTCAGTTTCAATGTTTGTATTCTTTACCGTTTTAATCGGATTAATCTTTCTAATCCAAAAACGTATCTCTTCCTCATCAATTTTCATAAAGTCCTTTTCTTTGTTGGTACAGATAATAACTTTACCAAAGAATGGAATGGAGTAAGATGAAACGAATTTTTGTTGAACGCTAATTGATTTGGCAGTTGCTAATGATTTAAGTTTTTCGACTGATGTAGATTTTTCAATTATAGTTTCATCCACCATAATAATGTTTTTTGAGGCATAGGAAGAATTAAAAGAATGCGTTAATTCATCAGGAGATATAAGTACCGAGTTGTTTCCAAAAATCATTGATATCCAATTTAAAAAGGTTGTCTTTCCGGTTTCACGTTCAGTTGATACAAGTACAAGTACTGGAAGGATTTGTCTTGGATATTCATAAAGAATTTTTAGATATTGAAGTCCAAGCATTACCTGTTCACCAAAAATATGTTCAAGCACTTCTTTTGAATGTGGAATATCATTTAAAGTAATATCATTTTGGTCAACCTCGTGCATAAACTTTGAATAAATATTATAGCAGTTATTATTTACCGGTTGATAATTAATGTTATCAGGTATTAAACAAAAATCATCAAACTTAAATATGAAAGGAATTAATTGCTTTGAATGATCTTGTTTAATTTCATCTTTCTTCCAAGCTTTCAACATTGTTTCTTCGCTTCCATATCTATCTTTCTTTTTAATTACTTTAAAATAATCTACACCAACCCGAATATATGGTATATCGTTTTTTTGAAGTTGATATGATACATAAGACATTGCCGAGAAATAATCACCTTTAAATTTAATTGCTGTAAGTAACATAAATTTGGACACTTTTTGTCCTTTTGGAATATCATATTCATTTATCTTTTTGCATTCAACAAGTCCATTTTTTAAAACAAATGTTGGTTCATTTAGGTCTTTGCTATCTGGTTTTTTTGGATTGTAAAGACAAACATCTGTTTCGTTTTTTATGTTGCAATCCTTAAGGTTTTCAAATATGGATATGTATGATCCAAAGAAATTAAACCAATCTACAGGATTTAGAAGAATGTTTTGATCTTCTTTTAAAAATTTATTACTCATAGTTTTCTAAATATACTGGTTGATTAATTCCACTTTTGATCATCGTGTCAGCCGTTTTTTTATAGATTGATGCCTTTTGTGATAGATAAGCATTAGATTCAATCATTCTATTTATCATATCAGTTGCATAATCTTGATTAATATATCTTGCTCCAACAAATCCTCCGAGTAAATAAGCTGCTGCTCGAAGTTGCGGATGTCCGTTGTCAATTATAGGATTAATTTTATTAAGTATTATTTTTTCAACTATATTAGATTTATCATTTATTATGTATTGCTTTACTTGAGGTTTGACAATTGGATTATGTCTTTGTGTAAAAGTAGTAAAGTCATTTCTAAATAATAATTCTGTGTCAATTGAATAAAATAAAGGTAGTACACAATTTTTAGGTGCAACATCAAAACCTTTATACTTAAATAGTTTTTCTTTTACTGCTAAAAAATAAGATTTAAACTCATCAGTTGATGTGCAAATGGGAATCTTTACAAATGCCCTTACTCCATGTCTTGATGCTGAAAGCCATGAGGCAATGATAAATTTATATGTATCAAATAAGTATTCTTTAAATTCTTGAGCGTATTCAGGAGAATCAAGATGGTCAAAGTCAAGTACCATAAGTCCTGTAAATTCTTTGATGTTTTCGTAATTGCGTTTTTTATCAATGACTACACAGGGAGTAAATGAAATTAATTTTGATTTCAATTCCATCTTTCTTGCTTGATCTTTGTTTTGTTCTGCAATTCTAATCTCATTAAATATATCAATGAAATAATCTTCTGGATATTTGACAGCACTTAAGAAGTCATTAAGTGTTATCATTCCAATTGGTTCGGCTTTTTTAATGTCAGCCGGGTACATATTAAAACTAATCATACAATAAAAAAACCTCCGCTGAATTAGTGATCCACATAACAAATCAATTTTAACCTAAAAAAATGAAAAGTTAACACTAACCAACGGAGGCAGTTTGTTTTTAATTTAAAAAATCTACTGTGGATTAATAGATTTACAAATTTTTAAAGAACTTTTGACAAATGTATAAAAATTTAGTATATTTGTACAAATAATTTTATTAACAATGGAAAATTTAATGACAATCAGCCAGTATGCAGATTTTAAACAGGTTCATGTTAGTAACGTGCATTATTGGATTAAGCATGGTTACTTGAAAGTGGTTAAAATTGCAGGTAAGAAATTTATTGATTCAAATAGTAATCCAATAAAAAAACTTAAATGAAACTATTTAAAATTAAATCACCAAGTGGTAAAAGTTTTACAGTTATTGCTGAATCAATTTATCATGCAGTAAGTAAAGTTGTGGGTATTGAAGAAGGCAAATATAGTAACATAGATTATTTAAAACTAAATAAATGAAATTAAAAATTAAAACAATAGAGTTGCAACCTGATAAATATGGTCAGCATATTAAAATTACAAAGATTGGATTATATGATGAAAATGATAAATGGATTAGATGGGTTAAATTGAATGATGAA